TTGACACGTAGACAAAAAGCGCATATACTACTACAGTGTTTGCGCTTTTTTGTTTGTGAGTCACAGGCAACCAAGATCTAAACATTTAGATAGGCAACATAACATAGGCAACTTACTAAGGAGAAAAACTATGGCATCATTAGCAGAAATCAGAGCACGACTACAGGCAGCAGAAGGCAACAAAGGTGGCGGACAAACAGGTGGAGACAATTCCATTTACGCTCACTGGAACATGGAAGAAGGACAAAGTGCAACACTGCGATTCCTTCCCGATGCAAATACCAAAAACACATTTTTCTGGCAAGAACGAGCAATGATTCGTTTGCCTTTTGCTGGCATCCGGGGCGAAGGCGATAGCAAACAGGTGTACGTGCAAGTGCCTTGTGTGGAAATGTGGGGCGAAGCCTGTCCCATCTTGGCAGAAGTACGCACCTGGTTCAAGGACAAGAGCCTTGAAGAAATGGGTCGCAAGTATTGGAAGAAACGTTCATACATCTTTCAAGGCTTTGTGCGTGAGAACCCCCTGAGTGAAGACAAGACTCCAGAGAATCCCATCCGACGTTTCATCATTGGACCACAAATCTTTGCCACCATCAAAGGGGCACTGATGGACCCTGAGCTGGAAGAAATGCCCACAGACACCCTGCGTGGCTTGGACTTCCGTATCACCAAGACATCCAAAGGTGGCTACGCTGACTACAGCACTTCAAAGTGGGCACGTAAAGAATCCGCATTGACCGAAGCCGAACAAGCCGCTGTTGCCACGCATGGCGCATTTGACTTGAGCACATTCCTGCCCAAGAAGCCAGGCGATGTTGAGTTGAAGGTGATCAAAGAGATGTTTGAGGCAAGCGTGGATGGACAACCTTACGACACAGAACGTTGGGGTCAGTACTTCCGTCCTGCTGGTGTTCAAACACCGGGTGGAGCTGGAGCCGCACCGGTGGATGAGGACACACCTGCACCAGCAGCCAAGCCCACGATCAAGACAACACCTGCGCCAGCAAGTGACTTTGACGAGGACGATGTTCCGGTAGCAGCCGCACCAGTTGCCAGGCCTGCAGCCAGTGGACAAAATGCCCAGGACATCTTGGCCATGATCCGTAGCCGTCAAGCCAAGTAATTGACAATACTACACAGAGGGGCTCTCCCTCTGTGTTCTTTAAAAAAATAATAGGTGATTCATGGGCAAACCCTTTGACGTTTCAAAATTCCGTAAAGAAATTACAAAATCAATCGATGGATTAAGCATCGGTTTCAACGATCCAACAGACTGGATCTCAACAGGCAACTACGCTTTGAACTATTTGATCAGCGGTGACTTCAATCGTGGCATTCCCCTGGGCAAGGTCACAGTATTTGCTGGCGACTCAGGTGCAGGCAAAAGCTACATCTGTTCAGGCAACATTATCAAGAACGCACAAGAGCAAGGCATCTTTGTGGTGTTGATTGATTCGGAGAACGCACTAGACGAAGATTGGCTCAAAGCCTTGGGTGTGGACACTAGTGAAAACAAACTGTTGAAGTTGAGCATGGCCATGATAGATGACGTGGCCAAGACCATCTCCACATTCATGAGCGACTACAAAGCTCTGCCCGAAGGCGAACGTCCCAAGGTCATGTTTGTGATTGACTCATTGGGCATGTTGTTAACTCCCACAGACGTGAACCAATTTGATGCAGGTGAAATGAAGGGCGACTTGGGTCGTAAACCCAAAGCTCTCACTGCCTTGGTGCGTAACTGTGTGAACATGTTTGGTTCATACAACGTAGGTTTGGTTTGTACCAACCACACCTACGCCAGCCAGGATATGTTTGATCCAGATGACAAGATCTCCGGCGGTCAAGGTTTCATTTACGCCAGCTCAATTGTTGTGGCCATGAAGAAGATGAAGCTGAAAGAGGACGAGGATGGCAACAAGGTGAGTGACGTAAACGGTATTCGTGCAGGCTGCAAAGTCATGAAAACACGCTATGCCAAACCGTTTGAAGGTGTGCAGGTCAAGATTCCTTACACAACAGGCATGAGTCCTTACTCAGGCCTGGTGGACTTGATTGAGAAAAAAGAAATGCTCAAGCGTGAAGGCAACAGTCTGGTGTTTACCACAAGTGATGGCGAAGTTATCAAGAAGTTTCGCAAAGCATGGGAAAAGAATGATGATGGTTGCTTGGACAAGGTGATGATTGACTTCAAGAATATCAAGACTGAGGTAAGTACAGCCGACACAACGGAGGAATAAAATGTCAGCAGAAGTAGCAAGCGAAATTTGGGGCGAATTAAAAAGATATGTCAATGTGGTGGATCGTATAGATGCTGCCGAAAGCATTGTGTCTATCCTGATTGATCACGATCATGATGTTGAAGAAATTCGAAACGCATTTAAAGGTGATTCGGACATCAAGAAAGCCTTGACTGCATATTTGGACAACGACAAAGACTACGCAGAAGAGGAAGAAGAAGATTTGGACGAAGAGGACAACTACAACCAAGAAGATGACTACTGATGTGGTACAGCCGAGTAGTCGCTGATCTTGGCAACATACCTGATTTCATTGCACACTTTGAATCAGAATTGACTGATGCCAAGCGTGACTGCAAAATTGGCGGCCTAGTAGAAAAGAACATCACTGCCTTGCCGGGTATAACCGAGCACAGATTCAATCAGTTACAAGAGATCGAGGCTGTGCTAAACTTTCTCAACATCCAACTGCGCAAGATACGTACTCGGCACTTCAAGAAATATCTTGAAGGCTATGCTCGTGCGCTCACAGCACGAGATGCTGAAAAGTACGTGGATGGTGAAGAAGAAGTTGTGGACTTTGAAACCATCATCAACGAAGTGGCATTACTACGTAATCGTTGGTTAGGCATCATGAAGGGCCTGGACACCAAGCAGTGGCAAATGGGTCACGTGGTCAGACTGCGCACAGCCGGCATGGAAGACATCACAGTATAACATGACTGATCAAGAACGTTGGCAAAGAGATCTGGCAGAAATGGAATTCTTTCTGCTGATATTGTTCATTGAGGCCTGGACAGCTTTTTGGTGGTGTGTGAGTCATGTCAGTTAAATATCCACATGAAAATCATAATTGTCACGGGTGGATTTGACCCACTACATTCCGGGCACATAGCCTACTTCCAAGCAGCCAAGGCCTTGGGGCACAGACTGGTTGTTGGACTTAATTCCGACGACTGGTTGATACGCAAAAAGGGCAGACCTTTCATGCCCATGACCGAGCGTAGAGCCATTGTGGAAAATCTCTCCATGGTAGATCGAGTGATTGAGTTTGACGACTCTGATGACAGTGCTCGAGATGCCATCCGCCTGGCCAAGTTGTACTATCCCATGCCTGGCTCTAAATTTATCTTTGCCAATGGCGGCGACAGGACTCAGGACAACATTCCCGAAATGACCGAACCCGATGTAGAATTTGCGTTTGGGGTAGGAGGCAAGAACAAAAAGAATTCCAGCTCTTGGATACTTGAAGATTGGAAAAAACCCAAGACTGAACGCACCTGGGGTTACTATCGAGTGTTGCATGAGGTGCCACCAAGTACCAAACTAAAAGAACTCACAGTCATGCCTAACACATGCTTGAGTATGCAACGCCATAATAGTCGTGCAGAGTTTTGGTTTGTGGCCGAAGGTGACGCTACTGTGTACACCTTGGACGAAGCCAGCACTGATCAAGAAATCAAATGCCACTTGACTGTGCATGAGAACACTTTTATTGCTGTGAATGAATGGCATCAACTTTGCAACGAAAGTGATCAACCACTCAAATTGATTGAAATACAATACGGTGAACACTGTGTTGAGGAAGATATAGAGCGCAAGACATGACCCCTATACCAATCTTTGTGGGCTACGATCCTAGAGAAGCAGTGGCCTATCATGTGTGTGTAAACTCAATTATTAGACATGCCAGCCAGCCAGTGGCCATTATCCCTGTGGCCTTGAACCTGTTTCGAGATTATGACGAAACGCACACTGACGGCAGCAACCAATTTATCTACAGCCGTTTCCTTGTGCCGCATCTAATGGGCTATTCGGGCTGGGCCATATTCATTGACGGTGACATGATCCTGCGTGACGACATTGTGAAACTGTGGAACTTGCGCGATGTCTCCAAAGACGTCATGGTGGTCAAACACGACTACAAAACTCGCATGCCTGTGAAATATCTTGGCAGCCCAAACGAAGACTATCCACGCAAAAATTGGTCAAGTGTGATACTGTGGAACTGCAACAGTTTTCCTAACCGCAAACTAACTCCTGAGTTTGTGCAAAAATCAACAGGTGCCGAACTGCACAGATTCTCCTGGATAGAAGATGAACGCATAGGTGAACTACCGCCTGAGTGGAATTGGCTGGATGTTGAGTATGAATGGAATCCTCTAGCAAAATTAGTACACTACACTTTGGGAACGCCCTGCTTTGATGAATTTGCTACAGCTGGTGACTTTGCACCAGACTGGCATCACGAACGCACACTTACCGACCACTGTCAGCAAAGAACACATAATGGATGATGAAGAACTAATACCATTTGAACAACACGAATTTGATTTACTGCCAGCCGAAGTTCGTGATATATTTTACGACATAATAAAATATCGTGTGGATCCTGCAGGCGATTATTATGGTATGAACTTTGACACATTGTCGGCAAAAATTTGTGCGTTGGACACACAGGCAGTACACGCCATAGACAGCGAATATAGATATGAAAGAAAAGGATATATGTACGATCCTACATTAGAAAGTTTTGTGCGCGGTTGTGGCGGACAAATAACTACCTGGAGTAAAACTGAATCAACGCCTACTCCTGTGGTGTTGCGTGGTATTACCAAACGTAAACAAATGGATGCGTGTCGAGCCCTGGGCAAAGACTTTTACTATATTGACACTGGTTACTTTGGCAATGGCAAGAAAAAACTCTATCACAGAATTACAAAAAATGATGTACAAAACTTTGGGCCCGTGATTGCTCGTCCTAGTGATAGATTTGATTGCACAGGAGTTCAACTTAAAAAAGTACGTGCGGATGGCAGTAAGATACTGTTGGCACCACCCAGTCAAAAACTATTGAATCTGTACGACATAGATCTTGAAACATGGTTGAAACAGACATTAGCAGAAATTAGTGCTCATACTGATAGGGAAGTGGTGATTCGTCGCAAACAAGGGCGCAGTGTTCGAATCAATGACGACACAATAGAAATGGCCTTGGATCAAGACATATATTGTTTGATAACTTACTCCAGCATTGCTGCCGGCGAAGCCATACTGCATGGCAAACCAGCCATCACACTTGGGCCCAACGCCGCAGCCGCGGTGTGTAGTACTTCTATTGCAGATATAGAAAAAATTCGACGACCCAGTCTTGACGAAATTAGAGCCTGGGCACATCATATGGCCTACTGCCAATTCACCGAAGTAGAAATGCGCGATGGCACAGCCTGGAGAATCTTGCAAGGTGGTTGACGTTGTGGTGTACATCAGTAGTGTGGCCAATGCTCGAAAACACACAAGGAAAATTGAGTGTTTAGAGAGCTTTGCCCAAGGTGTACGTGCCACCGGAGATTCGGTTGTGGTAGAATGGGAACATCAATACACCCCCAGCCGACTAGCCGTGATGTTAGGATGGGCCACAACAAACACCGGTGGTCGCAATATCACCTTGCGCAAACAAATCATTGCTGATCAACGAAGACTTGGCAATCACACCATGTGTATTGATGCCAGTTGTTGGAAATATCTTGACAACCACGGCAGCTACTTGCGATACAGCCTTGGCGGACCATTTTATGATCGTGCAGAATACGCCAATCACAGCAGTACTGATGCCAAGTGGCAAGAGATCAGTCACAATTTAGGCGTGAGTTTGCAACCAACACAACATAACGAGCATGGGCATATCTTGATTTGCATGCAACGCGATGGTGGATTTGCAATGAAAACTTTGAATCCCATGGATTGGCTACGAGACAAAATAAATCAAATTAGAACTGTGACACAACGTGCCATACACGTTAGACCACATCCAGGCAAGTATGACATGCTGGAATTCAGTGCTTATACTGAAAAACACGCTAAACGACAAAACATCAAATTGATTGATCCCAGCCACAGCCGACTAGTAGACAATTTGCAAAATGCACACTCAGCGGTGTTTTTCAACAGCTCGGCCAGTGTGGCAGCGGTGTGTGCTGGCATACCGGTGTTTGTGGATGATTGCAGTTGTGTGGCATGGGCAGTGGCCAATCATGATATTCTAACTATTGAATCTCCTGTTGAATTTAAAAGGCAACAGTGGATTTATGATCTAGCAGCCGCACACTGGAGTGATGCAGATGCCAGCCAAGGTCGTGTCTATCAAAAATTTTTGCCTTACTTGACTTCTACAGTGACGTCGTAAACTTCGCCCACAATGCCTGGCCATTTGTGGCTTTTGTCAAACACAGCAATCTCTTCCGCAACTATGGTCACATTCATGTTGGCCAACAGTTGTTGGCGCCACCACGTGGGTGATTGTACAATCAAGTGAGCATTGCGTCCGTCGGGCAGGTGTTTTTTTGCAGGATAGCAGGCAATTCTAAACCATCCTGCAACTTGTATCTTACTACTGATCAACTGCAACGTGCTGGCTAGGTGTTCAGGCTCTATGTGTTCAAATACATCAGCACTGACCACTGCATCAAATGATCGTTGAGGCATGCGATTGTGTTTGGGATTGCCGGGGTCATAGCCATCTATTGCTATGTTGGGATATGCTTGATTGATACTAGCCATCAGGGCACCATGACCACATCCAAAATCTAACACACTAGTCAAATTATATTGATTTAGAAATCTCTTTATGTTTTTAATAACTTTACTGCCGTTAGTAAATTTTCCTTGACTGTGCATGTCAGCCAGTTGGGCTTGATATTCAGGATCAATTATCATCGATGGTTCACTTCCACAAACTCATACTTACCAACAAATGTTTCTGGTACATCATGCCAGGTGCCGCTCAATTGATCGTCGGCCCACTCCGCGTAGTATGGACGATCTTTGAACCACCAAAACAAGTCACTTCCGGTCCAATCTTGATAGTAGCTGCGGAAAAATTCTCTAGTGCGTGGCACACGAAAATAGTCAGAATCGTATATGATTTTTTTGCCCTTGGCAGCACGTTGAAAATTTATGCCAACAAAACAAAACTTTTCAGCATGATACTCAAGTTTCTCACGCACCCAGGTCATGTCATCATCGGGTATGCTGTTCAATACCTGTGTACATATCACACCATCAAATTTGGCATCTGTAGGCGGTGGGGTTTCAAATTCTGCCACACAAGGATCGTAACGATACACAGTGACACCAAGATATTGATCAAAAGTTTGCCACTGACTTTCAGGCATAGCCTCACCAGACAACATGCCATATGGCAGTGGGTCTTGGTATTGTTGTCCTTTGCCGCAGCCATAGTCTAATAGAGTTTTAGCATTGTATCGAGTCACCAGGTCCTTGATGAGCTTTTGATATTTTACAACATCATATCCAGCCCAATTTTTGTTGCTAAGTTGAAACTCACGACCCAGTCGTACTGATTCTTCATAATATTGGCTAGGGCTTGTAATTTTATTTCTCCAGATTCATTGTGGTAGATAATTTTTTAATATTACCATCTTTTGCATACAGTGGATGTAATCTTGCAATAGAGGGACAGTGATGGCTCACCGACACAATTTTTGTACCTATCAACCAGTCAGTTGGAAGAAAACCATGGTCTTTGACCCAGTCAATCAGCTTGACTGCGGCATGTGGTTTGATGATGTAGGCATAGGCTCCCATGGTATTCCAGCCAGCAGCAGTTTCGTGATTACCTCTGCCGTGTTCACCATCTCGAATGGTCCAAATTGATGATGAATCATTTGAGTGTGTGGCCAACCAGTGTTCATACAAATTGCTGTAAGGATTTCCAGAATCTAATTTTATAACATCATCAAACAAGTCTAAAATGTTGTCTGGCAGTGGTTTGATTAAATATCCATCGTGTTCTAGCACAAGATACGGAACATTGTGTTTGACACAATCAAGCCACAAGTAATAATGACTTAAAAAACAGCCAATTATCCCCACTCGCCCTTTTTTGAATTTTCCCAGTGGTTTGATGTTTAATAATTCCAAATGTCTTGGCGCATCAAATCCGTTTACAGCATCAAACACTTCAGCAGTGATTCCAAATTTTGCGGCCTGTTCTATGCAATCCTGTGCCACTGTTTGCGACAGCTGATTATTTTGTAACACAATTATTTTTGTTTGCATGTGTATATCCAATCAGATTCGTTCAGTGTATCAACATGTGAGTACCCCAATGATGCCAGTAGGTCTTTGGTTTTTTGATTGATGTTGTCCCCAAATCTATTTAGATATTTATTTGGAGGTGGATCCCACATTTCGATGGCTATGATTGGTTGGAATTTTTTGATAGTAGACACAGCACCGCTAAGAGCAAAATATTCATAGCCTTCTATGTCCAAGTGTATCAAATCACATGCTGTCAGTCCCAAATTATCTATCAGATAGATTGGATAAAGACCATCACCGTTGATAAAACTTTTTCCTCTACTCTTAGATTTGATATGAAGATCGACCAATCCAGGATCACTACCAAGACATCCTTGAGATTTAACTATATTTTCTTCAGGGCAATTCATTGCTAAACAATAAAAATTTAGCCAGTCTGGTTCAAAAGTATAAACAGCATCAAAAATTTTTGAATATTGTTTTGGATACATACCGCAGTTGCCGCCAGCTTGTACCACAACTTTTTTGTCATCAACATAACTGGATATTCGGCCGGGCAAATCAAAATTTTCTAATAAAAATTTCCAAGTATTGGTATCATCTTTTGGCCAATACCATCCTTGTTTAATTTCTACTAGATCAAGTGCAGTCATTACCACCCCATGATCCAGTCATCACGTACTTGATCTAGTTTGATCATGCCCCATTCTTGCAACAGTTTCACTGCCGCAAACTGCCCGTATTGTTTGCTGTAGGCATCATGTGGTTTTTGCTCTATCACTATCACAGGCCTACAACGGCGAATGGTTTGTTCTGCACCTTGCAAAATACGATACTCATATCCTTCGCAGTCAATTTTGATATAACTGACATCATGAAAATTCAGTGTGTCCAATCGAACAACTTGCACGTTGCCTGTGCCCATGGTAGCAGGGTCCAGGTGACTGTGACCAGAATTATCTTCTGTGATGATCATGGTGCCTTGGGTGTCTTGATCGCCCAAGGCAATTGGTTGAACTTCAAAATTTGTGCCTTGCACATTGTGTTCTAAACATTCTCTGAACACAGCCACTGGTTCAAATGCTATCACACGAGCAAAACTGCCAACAAAGTCACGACTCCACAAGCCCACATTAGCGCCAATGTCCAGAGCCAGGTCCCGATTTTTACACAGTTCAATACTTCGGCGTCGCACAGCAACTTGATATTCAGCTGAGAGACCTTTGTCCACACTTTTCTTCAACATTCGCGGAAGGTGTGTTTCAAAGTCCGGGAATTTCCATCCATAATGCTCAACCATTCAGTATCTCCTCAGTTTGTTTAATTATACGTTCTGCTCGTCCGTTCTTGAATTCGTCTATGTGAAACTGCGCATAGGCCAAATGATATGCCCAGGCCAACACCTGATCCCGATCTGGAAACCATGGATTGTCTATGCAACTCAAGTCTGTGTTGCTGACTGGTCTGGCAGCGTTTGATGGTGCCATGGCAAATACTGGGGTACCTGCCAATATGGCTTCAGTACCTGCTATGCTGTTAAAGGTCACAACTGCATGCACATCATTTAGTGCATGTTCCACACGATTGATTTTTCTATCAGTACGACTCTTGTTGCGTTCACGTATGACGATGGGTCTATCAGTATGTTGTTTGATAGTGGCCACAGTTTCTGCCAGCCAGGTGTCTAATTCTATGTCATAAAACTTGCAAGGCTTTTCATCTGGTGCCACAATCAGTATTGCACTGCCACGTCGGCGATTGGCCGCTTCTAGTCCCAGTTGATTCCATCGATCACTGGGTCGTGGTATCACTTGATCATGTTGTAGGTTGTTGGGCACAATCCTATGCCAGTGCTTCCAGCCATGTGGATTTTTAAAACTGGGACGATTACCCAGGTAACCTGAATCCATGTATCTAAACGGTCGGTTATCTGCCCAGCACTGTTTGATGATCTTGTGTTTCATGATGCCACGTAGCATGAGTGGCTCTGTGCTGTCCTCATAACGCCATGACTCCAACGGTGTGGGCTCAAGTCCAAGTCCTTGTGCATACATATCAATGTACTCGTCATCACCGTTCTTGCTGAGAAATATCATCTCCAGTAACTTTCGTTTCTTTTGACTCGTATGTCTGATGACCGGCTACGGCCAAGACTTTTTCTCTCACCCTTGAGGTGATCAATATATGCACCCCATTCGCAATTGATTAGTGGATGACCTTCGCCCATTTGCAGGTGTGCCGTCCAGTTGAGTTCACGCAAGGCATGACGTTTTCTTACGGCGTCAAATACATAACTGTCATGCCATTCATCCAGGGCAAATATACCTGATTCAGCATGATCATACATGTGTTGGAAATCTGACAACCAGGATTTGATTGTAGGCTCGGTTATGCGCATGCCGTACAGGCCACATTCGGTGAATTTTCTACTGCGTCCAGCAAAACAAAGATCTGCGGAGTCTGGAAAAAACTCGGATAGTTTTGCCACTGTCATGGGACTATGGCAAATCATATCAGCATCCATCCAGATCAACCAATCTGTTGTGGCATGCTGGGCGGCATGAAATATAGCATACACCTTGTGAGCAAATCTCACAGCATGCCATTTGAATCCTTTGCCTGCATCTTTTCTTTTTGATCTAACAAGATCTGCAGAAACATCACCATTGGCCTTGGGCACATCACGCCAGGTATTTTTAAATGCCACAAGTTTAGGGCTTGACCCTTCTAAACTTAACACTTGTAAATTGGGTGCAGTCTGATTGACAACACAACCTTCGGCGTACACTTGTAGTTGCACTTCTTTGGGCCAAGTGCGCAAAAAAGTATCAATCATTCTGGATCCATAGGTCTTGTATCCATCAGCATTAAAAGTGGTAACTACAGTGTATTTCATAAGAGTATTTACAGTTGATCAAAACCATAGCCTATTTTCCTGCCCAATGTGCATTGAACAGTAAACCTGTGATGTCGGCGTTTTTGGACTGCTGCCAAGCCGCAGGCATACAAACACAAGAAAACTCCATGACCGCAGATGCCGCAGTGATTTGGTCAGTGCTGTGGAATGGCAGAATGCGGCCTAACCAAGCCGTGTACGAACATTATCGCAGCCAAAACCGGCCGGTGATTGTGATAGACATTGGTGCGCTGTATCGTGGCACAACCTGGAAACTGGCAGTTAATCACATCACCAGAGATGGCTATTACGGTCATGAGCACAATTTAGATCTAGGTCGTCCACGGCATCTGCAAATAAGTTTAGCCCAACAGGTGAATCCAGGTCCCGAAATTATTATTGCCGCACAACATCGAAACAGTTTGCAAGTTGCTGGCATTGACAGCATGGAATCATGGGTGTTGATGCAAATTCAACAGTTACGCAACTCCACTGACCGTCCCATACGCATTCGTGCTCACCCACGTTCACCATTACGCATGCCACACCTGCCTGACAACGTTACAATGGAAGTTGCTAAACCCATGGCCAACACCTACGACAGTTTTGACATGCACTTCAATTGTCATGCTGTGGTAAATCACAACTCAGGACCAGGCATCCAAGCAGGCATTGCAGGCTGCAGGCCCATTGTGGCACACAGCAGTCTGGCATATCCCGTGGCAGTGGGCATGCCTGACATTGAACAACCTTATGATATTGATAGAGAATTATGGCTGGCTAAAATATGCCACACTGAATACACTGTGGAAGAATTGAGACAAGGACTATGGCTAAAAAGAATCGCGCCCGCCCTGACAGCATAACTGACTGTGCTTGTGTTATTCACGGTACAGGTTATGACTGGCAGTATGTGGAAAAACTGTACAACATGCTGAGCCGTAATTTGCAAGATGGTATACGTTTTCATGTGTACACTGAAGCAGACAGGTCAGTGCCCTCGCACATGATCAAACATGTGGTGAAAGAATGGCCCGGCATTTCAGGACCCAAACGTGAATGGTGGTACAAGATGCAGTTGTTCAATCCCGAGCATCATTCAGGCAATTTGTTGTACATGGATCTTGACGTGGTTATAATAGATCAACTGGATTGGATGTTAGACTGTCATCTTGATTATTTTTGGACCATACGAGATTTTAGATATTTGCAACAGGCTTCTTTTTCAGGAATGAATTCAAGCATAATGTATTGGAACACCGAACGATTTGCACACGTTTGGACAGATTTTGATCGACTCAACATTGATGACACTGTGCGTAGATATCAAGGCGATCAAGACTACTTGGGTGCAGTAATTGATCACCGGCAGAGAAGAAATTTTGATCAACAATATATTCAAAGTTGGCGTTGGCAAGTGGCAGATGGTGGATACAATTTTCAACGCCGGCAGGCTATCAATCCTGGGTCCGGGGCTAAACTTAATCCAGGCACCAGTGTACTAGTATTCCACGGTCGTCCCAAGCCACACGAAATCAATGACCCCATAATAGCCAATTTTTGGCAGTAATACTCTAGTAGTACTTGACCAATAATTCTCAAAATGCTATAATTGTGGCTTACAAACAAACAGGAGCCAGCAATGGGATATCGTGTGGTTGACACCCAAGACGTCATGCGTGACCGATACAGTGCTCGTGCAGGACTGGAAGGCCCGTTTAACTTTAGTGGCCGTGTGTTGTATTATGACAACAAAGAGGGCCAGTACTACGATCCTACTACTGACTTCTATGTGGAGCAAGCAGAAATGGACGAAATAAATACTCGTTTCTTTGAAGCTTTTAAAAAGTAACACTCTAGTAGTACTTGACCAATAATTCCCAAAATGCTATAATACGGACATACAACGCAAAAGAGGGCAGATTATGAAGGTAAAACTTTTTGTTACAGGTAGTCAAAATTACATGTACTTCAAAAATAAACTGCCCACCAGACGCTGGGATTACTGTGAGACGCCCCGTACAGTGACCATTATTCCTGATCCGGTCAATGTGTATCAAGACGGTGAGTATGGTTTTGTGACGGTTTTTGGTCGTAAGATTTTTGTCAAGTGTGACGGAAGTCATTGGGAAATTGTTGGCGCTGAGAAAACAAAAAGTAACACTTTTGTAGCACTTGACCAATAATTGCCAAAATGCTATAATAACCACATACAAAGCAAAAAGGAGCCAGCAATGCAGATTGCAACAGCAGTCAAACAAATACAAAAAGAAGCAGACTTTCAGGGCATGGGCCTGTTGGAAGTTTTACAAGACATCAAACAACATGGTCTCATGATCTACAGTGAACGCACAATGGAAGCGTTTGTTGTTTTTGTGCAACAAGGGCAAGAACTGTTTGCCCCGGTTGACCATTAATTCAACTTTTGCTATAATAGAAACATAAACAGTAAACAACAACGCATTTCAAAGGAGCCAACAATGAGTGCAATTCGAGTGATTAATGGTGTGTATCGCAACAACCCAGTTAAGAATGCAACATTCAATCTTGTAAAAGGATTTCAAACTGGTGCCAAGGGTGGCTTTGTGACTGTACAAAGCGCAGGCTACTTTGGTCCCGAGTTTGATGTAGTTCGTATCAAAGTCAACAACATTAGCGACATCGAGTATGTCAATGGAGAAGCAGTGAGTAATGACAACACCGTGGCCTTTGTTGCCGCACAGACTGAAACTGAAACTGAAGATCAAATTATGACTCGCATTCGCGAGCGTTTTGACATCTTGAATGAGATGACAAAGGCTTGTGTGAACGGTGACATCCGTGCCATGATTGTGAGCGGCCCTCCTGGAGTTGGCAAGAGCTTTGGCGTCGAGCGTGAGATCGAAAAGGCCACCTTGTTTGACAAGTTGGCAGGCAAGCGCCTCCGTGCTGAAGTTGTGAAAGGTAGTGCAACGCCTATTGGCTTGTATCAGACACTGTACAAGTATTCAGATGCCAATTGTGTGTTGGTGTTTGATGACTGTGACAGCATTTTGCTTGATGACGTAGCCTTGAACTTGCTGAAGGGTGCCTTGGACTCAGGCAAGAAGCGCACAATTTCATGGTTGTCAGAGTCTAGTGCTCTGCGTCGTGAAGGCATCCCAGATCGTTTCGAGTTCAAAGGCAGTGTGATTTTTATCACCAACTTGAAGTTTGACACAATGAAATCGCAAAAGTTGCGTGATCACTTGGATGCACTGCAATCACGCTGTCACTACCTGGACTTGACACTTGACACCATGCGTGACAAGGTGTTGCGTATCAAGCAGATTGCCAAGGACGGTGTGCTGTTTTCAGATTACGATTTTGAGCCTGTAGTACAGGACGAGATTGTGGAGTTCATGGAAGCAAATCAGAATCGCTTGCGTGAGATGAGCTTGCGCATGGCCCTGAAGATTGCAGACTTGCGCAAGAGCTTTGCAGGCAATTGGAAGCGCATGGCTGAGACAACTTGTATGAAGAGTGCCTAACATGGCTTGGATTGGAGTGCTCATCTTAGTACTGTTAGGTGAACTGTGGTGGGCACTGTTCTTAACTGTACTGCTATTAATATTCACTGATTGAGTTTTACCCCGGGGATTGGTTGGCTCCGCCCCGGGTTTTTACAACAGGCTCTTCGGAGCCTGTTTTTTTGACTTTTGTTTTGCAAGAGTATATACTGTGTTATGTCTCAGCATCTTGTAATTACATTGGCCGACAATTTTGAATTGTGTTTTAACATAAGACAAACACCCTTGGCCAAACTGTGGCTTGAGCGCATGAGCCAACGACATGCTTGGCCCATGGACAATCCGGATAGATTTTATGGATTTGGCACCGCCCAACAAGAGCAAGATCGAGCAGTTGATATGATTCAACAATGCATTGCTACGATCAATCAACACCAGCCAATAGTTGATCGCGAATTTGAATACACACAAGATTGTTTAAACTATTTGCACAATATTTTTGAACAGTATCACGGTTTGCTAGACCAACAAACATCACAGTATTGGCTTGATGCTCCGGTCGAAGTACGCACAGCATTGGCCAATTTGAATTTGGCAGTTCACAGATGTGAAACTGCACTGAATTCACCTTGTCCTAGATTCGTTTGTACTTGGTTTGGCATGCCAAAAACCAAATGGTTAAATTCAGAAATCATGCGTGAGCATGGTGAGCTTGAGATCAAATTTGGCACTGTATATCTCAATTATTGTGAAATAGGAAAAACTCTAGAACATCTTGCACACGACAATGATACATACATAGGTGATGATGCGTTTCGCCCGTTTGGTTACTACAGTGCTGACTTCAATGTAACCATGTATGATCAAGATCTAAGACCCAAACTGGCAGGCATGCAAGATTACATCAATCAGCATGCTGAATTTTTTCATGATCGTGGCATTGAAACAGTGCATGACACACAGGCTCTGCCGTTTGTGTTTCCTGTAGCAGATATGCAATACACCGGTACCCAGGACATGTTAATATCACAAATGCAGTCACGACAATATGTTCACAATGTGATGATAGAATATGATTAGAGTTTTATTTCCGCCAGGATGCTATGGTCATTATTTGACTGGTTGTTTGTACAGTTACACCAATCTCAACACTACCAATTTTGAATTTGCACTGGATAACAATGGCAGTAGTCATGTATTTTGGAATCACAGTGATTGCAAAACAAAAATTATAAATCAACACTGTTTTGGTGGTGGCGACAAGTATGACGGACCTACAACTACTGTCACAATCATTCCCGAACCAGATCACTATCTTGATTACATCAACAACCAGTACTGTAAATTTTACAACTACGATTTTGATAAATTTTTACAAGATAAATGGTGGCACCAAGATTTGAAATCAAAATTACACACGGTATGGAATATTCAAAATCAAGAGCAGCCAATTCCTCTATGGATTTTGAGAGAATATCATTCTTTTGTGTTTTTAGATTTTCTAGAAAAAAATTACAATAGACAAACTTATATAGATAGTGAATGCGTGGCAGCAATTTCTGCACAAGATTTTTTTGTAAATTTTGTTCCGGTGCTGGAAAATCTTTGTCGACTACTGAATTTAGATCTTGATGTAACTGAGCTACTCAATACACATGAAACGTTTTTGCAAAGACAAATATACCATAATACTCAATTGGCAATTGATCAATGGATACAAGATCTTGTCACCCACAACACGACCGTAACTGCTAATCCTTGCAGGACATTTTTAGATGAAATTTATGTACAGGCGAAACTGCGAGAGCACGGATATGAAATTCGTTGTAATGGACTTGACCAATTTCCCAAAGACTCCAATCACATGAAACAATTAATATATAAAATATGAAACAAGCAACAATAGTAATCAAAGACGAAGTAAACATCAAGATAGAAGGCCTGGACCTGGATGCTCGCAAGGCCTTGGTCAATGCTTTCAAATATGAAAACCCTGCCGCACGTTATTTGCCAGCAGTGCGACTGGGACGATGGGATGGCAAGGTAGCATACTTCCAACTGGGCGGATCAACTTATGTGAACCTGTTGCCAGAGATCGTGCCCATACTTGAACGGCTTGACTATGATGTTGAATTGGATGATCAGCGCGACTACTCAAACACGTTCACGTTTGAACAAGTAACTGAAACAAGTTTTGAGCACGTGAAATGGCCCAAGACACATCCTGCCGCAGGCGAGTCCATCATGTTACGTGACTACCAAGTGGAGATTGTCAACAACTTTTTAGCCAACCCGCAGTGCATACAAGAAGTGGCCACAGGTGCAGGCAAGACCATAATGACAGCAGCCTTGAGCAATGCTGTCACACCTTATGGTCGGAGCATTGTGATTGTGCCCAACAAGAGCTTGGTCACACAAACCGAAGCAGACTACAAGAACATGGAGCAGGATGTTGGTGTATACTTTGGTGACAGAAAAGAATACGGGCGTCAGCACACCATATGCACATGGCAGAGCCTAAACAATTTGTTGAAAAATACCAAGGCAGGAGTGGGTGACTGTACCATTGGTGAGTTTTTGGAAGATGTTGTGTGCGTTATTGTAGACGAAGTACACATGGCCAAGGCAGATGCATTAAAAACCTTGCTCACAGGTGTGATGTCGAGAGTGCCAATTCGCTGGGGGCTAACCGGAACTGTGCCTAAAGAGAAGTTTGAAAGTCAAGCACTACTAGTAAGTCTTGGTCCTGTTATTGGTCGTCTCAGTGCCAGTGAACTGCAACAACAAGGCGTATTAGCCAACTGCCATGTGAACATTGTACAACTGATCGATCATGTAGAATACAAAGACTATCAAAGCGAACTCAAGTACCTGCTGGAAGAGTCAGGGCGCCTGGACACCATGGCAGATCTTGTGCGGCAAGTAAACGAAACCGGCAATACCTTGGTGCTGGTAGACCGTACCGAGTGCGGTAGACAACTGGTGGAACGACTGGGCGACCGTGCAGTGTTTGTGTCAGGTGCAACCAAAACAAAAAATCGGCAAGCAGAATATGATGAAGTGGCCGAAGCAACAGACAAAATTATTGTGGCCACATATGGTGTGGCTGCTGTGGGTATCAATATTCCCAGGATTTTTAATCTTGTGCTTGTTGAACCTGGCAAGAGTTTTGTGCGTGTCATTCAGTCAATCGGTCGTGGAATACGCAAAGCAGAAGACAAGGATCATGTTCAAATCTGGGACTTGACCAGCACCTGTAAATTTGCCAAACGTCATTTGACCAAGCGCAAGCAATTCTATAAAGAGGCCAACTATCCCTTTACACAAGAAAAACTTGATTGGATGAAATTAGGTTGACTTTTATCACGCAACAGTATATTATAACAACATGCGAATATTAACATTAGACAACATTCATTACGACCTAGATCATTTGCCCGAAGAAGTAGATGACATGCGATTTGCCATATTAGACAACTCAAACCCACAAGAGCCAGACTATCATTTCATTCCCTTGATCTTTTTGGAAAGTTTTAATGCACCTGCCTTGGTATTACGCATTGGTGAGAACACAGTCAAGATGCCCATGGACTGGCAAATACTCATAGGCGAGCCGGAAGTAGGTGACTTGGAAGTGTTACCACTGACATCCATAAATGATCGTGGATTCAAAGTGTTTCAGTTCAATCCACTCACAAGTTTCCGTCCCAGCTTTCCTGACATTGAAATCTTGGATGTGTATCATGAGGTGTCGTGGTATGCACCCAAACTAAAGAATGGACAACTACTGGCTGTGCCGCTAAATGACAATCCAGATCCTGACTGTGTGTACTTTGTGAAAGACATCAGTCGCAACTGTGAGATAGTAGACTACAACAAGGCCTGGTAATATGGCATACACCGAACCCGAAATATTTGAAATAGTCAATCGTTTGGCCAAGATCTACTTGGAAAGTTATCCAGAAGATCAGGAGGGCCTAGAACGATTCCTGCGCTGGGCGCATGCCCAATATGGTTACAAATATGGGAACACTTAAACCCGGCGCTACCCTTATCTACGAACGTGTGGGCAATGAGGTATATGCACGTGAAGCAGGTGCCGATCCCAGTACCCGACAACTCATGGGCTACAGTTACGATCCTGTGACCGGACATCAAATTGATTACACTAAACAAACATCAACTGGAGATAGTTTGTTTGATCGTCTGCAGGAAGACAAAATGTGGGGCGAAATACGCCGCCTGGCCCGGACCAATCCCACTTTACAAGATGCTGTGGACCGTGTTATAATGATATATCGACTGATCAAGGTAAACAAGTGAGCGACAAACTAAACATTGCTAATGAGATGCGACAACTGGATCGCAAGAACAGAAGTTTTTATCGTGACCTCACAGACGAGGAACGCAAGAAGTTTTCAAACTATCTTATGATTCGTTGGGCGTCATGTGTGGAAGGCTCAAGAGACTTGCAAGAGTTTTATTTGATTGCCACCAACGAGCGACTCAACAAACACTTCTTCAACATCAGTCGGCATCCTGAACTGCAATGGTTGTGTGCTACCACTGTGAGTCCAAACATGGGCACCTCCAGACACAACTGGATCTCTCCCAAGAAAAAAGAAACAGGTGCGGGTACAAGTGCTATCAAAAAACAACTGGCAGAGTTATTTCCCACACACAAAGAAGATGAGATAGCCTTGCTGGCCTCAATGACCACAAAGAAAGAACTTGATCAATACCTCAGAGACCATGGCCGAGACACTAAGTGAACTCACTTGCGGCTACTGCAAGAAAACATTTCGTCGTGCAGAAAGTCTTGTGGTTCACATGTGTGAGCCCAAGCGCCGCAGATCAGAACGGTCAGAGCGTGGTGTTGAACTGGGCTTTCAATCCTACTTGAGATTTTATGAGATTGCACAAGGTTCGGCCAGACTCAAAACATTTGATGACTTTGCAGACTCACCTTACTATCGAGCCTTTGTAAAATTTGGTAGATACTGCCACAACACACGAGCAATCAATCCTAGACAGTTCACAGAGTGGTTGTTAAAACACAACAAAAAGATCGACAACTGGGGTAGTGACAAAATCTACACTGAGTATTTGTTGGACTATTTGAAGGTAGAAGCAGTGGCAGATGCACTGGCCCGTGCAGTGGAGTTTGGCATAGACTGGAGTGAGCGACACTCAGCATCGCCACATGATTGTTTGCGTTATGGCAGCACACATGCCATGTGTCATGCTGTCACAACCGGACGCATTAGTCCTTGGGTGATATACAACTCAGAGTCAGGACAGAAGTTCCTGGGTGAACTCACAGCTGACCAAGTGTCCATGATATGGCCCTATATAGACTCAGACATATGGCAGAAACGGTTTGCAGACTATGCCGCTGACGCTGAATACGCAAAACTAATATTGAAGCAAGCAGGATGGTAAAATCAATTATTATTGTAGGAAGTACCAATGTTAAGACTTCGGAGTATTACAAACAGCTTGGTGCCCCGCCAAGTGTGTTAATTACTAATCAATATCATAATCAGCCAGTAGCACACACGTCAGTAGGTGATGTTCCAGATTTACAAGAACTTGAATGTATTCTAAGTCAGGCAAAATCTGTGTACTGGGCAGAATCTACCATTGAAGAATTTGCCAACGTAGACAGTTATTATGATTTTCTTAACTGGTTAAAAGACTACAACTTAAAATATAACAATGTTGTAAACCTTGACAAAATTAAATTTGATGTATACAAATGGAATCATCATTCGATTGTCAAAAAGAATCATGCTGTTTTTTTAGGTTGTAGCTTCACAGCCGGAGTTGGGTTGCCGGATGTTGAAACAAGATATTCTACCCAAGTGGCAAAATATTTCAACAAAGAGTTATTAAATTTAGGAACAGGTGGCGGCAGTAATAGTTTAATATTTGATCGCTTTACACAACTGGATTTTTTTCCAGGACAGATTGTTGTGGTGCAACTTACCACACTGGATAGATTACATTATTGTAAACAGAATCAACAGTTAGAAAAAATACTGTTTGCACATGCTGCCAATGCGAATCTAAATCAAAAAATGGTAGAAGTTTATCACAAAGATTTTTTATTTTATGAACTACTGGCCAAGATAAGAGCCATGGTTGCGATTGCTAGAGCAAGGCAGTTGAAACTAGTTTTTTGGTTAATAAATTATAAAAATGAGTTGGTGTATTCTAAAATAGATCAAACATACTTTTATGACATGCCTGAGTTTGTTCCAGCCAGTTGGATGAAAAATTATAATATGGATTGTGCAACTGATAATTTACATCCAGGTGTAGAATCTAATAAGTTTATTGCCAATACGCTAGTAAAATATATTGAAACCATCTATAATAAAGACTAATATGATCAACTCAATAATGTCCATGGGCAAACACGTCATAGTAGGTGGTGGCAACAGTGCCAGCAACTACATCAACACCGGTGCTGGCATGATGGGTGTGGGTGACCTACGATTCAACACCAGCACTCAGCAAATTGAATTCTACAACGGTCAGAACTGGCAAATATTTATTATGGCACAGGCCACTGTGGGGCTCACTGGCGCAGCTGAAACAGCAATTGACTGGGCACTGGACAAAATGGAACAAGAAAGGGAAGCCCGACGCATGGCTGAACAGTATCCTGCTGTGGCTGATGCCATGGGTGCTGTTCGTGAGGCCGAACAGCAATTGAAAATGGTTGTGGCGCTGTGCAGAACATGAGTGCAGACATTGATATTGACGTTCCGGATCGTAGCAAGATATTGGAAGTGATCCGGCACACACCTGCTAGACAGGTTGTTGATGGTCGACCACGTCGTCATAATTCTGGCATCTACGTCACAGACATTCCGCAGGATCCAGAGCATGGATGTGCTGCCATAGACTATGAGTCAGCAGAACAGCGTGGCTACTTCAAAATTGACTTGTTGAACATGAGTGTGTATCAGTTGATCCGGGATCCTGCACATTACGATGCCATGTTGTCAGCCGTACCTCCATGGAGTCGACTGTGGACAGACAGACCCTGGGCCTCTCAGTTGGTACACGTGGGCAACTACGTGGATTTGATGGTGGCTATGCAACCTGACTCCATACCCAGGATGGCTGCTTTTATATCAATCATTAGACCGGGCAAGGCACATCTACAGCGAAAGCCCTGGGATCAAGTATTTGCAGAAGTATGGGACGGTGATGAATCGCGTGGGTACACGTTCAAGAAGTCACACGCTGTGAGCTATGCAGCCTTGGTGGCCCTGCACATGAACTTACTCAATACGACGGACCAGGGTAATTGATTTTCTTTTGCTTTTTTTGCGGCTGATATCTATTAGACTGCAAACTGGCCCGTGCAGTATTTCAAGATCTTTGTTGCTGAATGTGCGTAGAGTGAACTTGAACTTGTCCCAGTCTCTGCGTAAGAATATGTTGATAGGAATACTTCTATTGCTTTCCCACCACCAAGTGTTGGCCAATTCTAAGAATTCCAGCTTGTCATCTTGTACAAGCACAGCACCAAAGTCGTAGATGGTTGTGACAGCATCATCCCTGTTCTGGACTATGCCAATATACTCATTGCTGGCGTAGATGCAAAGAGTTATAAACGGGTATTTTTCCGCCAGTTTTTCAAAGATGTTATTGCCCATAAATACGTTTTGAGGATCCTATGTATTCAACCACCATTTACTTATATCAACAAATCATTAGGGTATTATTGATTGACACCAGTGGTGGATACTTTACTGCGAGGTACGACCCTGTGTACGCAAAAACTTTAACTGTTAACAAAGGTGTAGACAACGTTCTGCTCTTTGAATTCATCAACCAAGACCAAAAACCTGTGAATATCACAGGCAGCACATTCCGCTTTAGATTGCTAAACCAAACTGGTGATGAATTATTACTTGAAAAAGACATGACTGTACTCAGTGCCAGTTTGGGCCGGGTCAAAGTTGTTTTGGACACTGCTGACACTATCAATATTCTAGCACAACCAGGCAGTTACAGCATCGAGCGCACACAAGGCAATTATGTACAAGCAGCATTCACAGACGACAATGCCGGTGCCAGAGCTGACTGTGACATTGTGGACTCAGTCTTGCCTGAATTTATAGCCAGCCAACCTGTCACAATTCCCACAATAAATGGCAAAAACTCCTGGCCACAGGCAGGACCAAGTTCATGGCCAGACTGGGCTCTGAACCCACAGCCATTGAGTACTCATTATCTAACTGAATACTATTCAAGCCATATTGATACCACAGGTGCCAGCTTGACCACAATCAAGTATGATCTGGTGCATTACACTGGCACACTCAAAGTACAGGCAGCGCAAGACTATGAAGCCGTTTGGGTGGATGTTACTGAGAGCCGTGAGTATTTTGACGAGTCCGGCACTTTTTACATCAATGTTGTGGGCTTCCATCCCTTGTTGCGTCTGGGATTGAACAACAGCCAAGGTTATGGGGCAAGTGCAACTGCCACTGTAGTTGATGGAGTTGTGACTGGCATTGCTGTAAACAACGCCGGTTCGGGATACATGGCTGCGCCCTGTGTTCAAATTCTAGGCAATGGTGCTGGTGCAACTGCCATTGGTGAACCATTTGTCGGCCCAAGTGGCATTGGTCAAATTACAGTGACCAATGGTGGTTCGGGATACTTGCCGTTAAATTACGGTGGCACCGAAGCACAGGCTGTGACTGTGCTGATCACAACTGGCTACGTTACCAATATCTTTTATCGTTAAGCATTGCATTTGTGTGACAAATCTGCTACACTGTACAGATGCTTGACATCCTTGCTTATCTACCTGCAAAAAAGAAACAAACACCCTCGGGTTGGTTGAGTTTCAATGCGGTGTGCTGCCAGCACACGGGCGGCACACAGGATCGTCGAGGGCGCGGTGGACTCAAAGCCACCGAAGCAGGCTGGAGTTATCACTGCTTCAATTGCAGTTACACAGCCAGTTTTATATTGGGTCGTAGTGTAAGTTACAAAGCACGTAAACTTCTGGGCTGGATGAATGTTCCTGAAGTAGAAATAGAGATGTTGAATCTTGAAAGTCTGCGACATCGAAGCATACATGGCATAATACAAGATCGGCAACAACTGTGGAACACACTGAGTGGTGTTACATTTGAAGAACGAGACTTGCCACCGTTTGCTGAGTTGCTGACTCCCGAGCATGAATTCTATTGGAACTATGTGCGTGGCAGACATGTGCCAGAAGACTTTCCAGTTATGGTGCAGATACAAAATGACGGGGTCCACTGGACAAGATCGCACGTGGTCATCCCATTCACTTACGACAACAAGATTGTGGGATACACCTGTAGATTTTTAGATGACCGACAGCCCAAGTTCATCAGTGATAGTCAACCAGGTTATGTGTTTGGCGTAGACTTACAGCCGGCAGATTGGCAGCATGTGATTGTAACAGAAGGCATATTTGATGCACTCAGCATAGGTGGTGTGGCAGTGATGCACAACACTGTCAGCGATGCACAAGTTAGACTGATACGCAGTCTAGATAAATCAATAACTGTGGTGCCAGACCAAGACCGGGCTGGTGTTGAACTAGTTGACCGTGCATTAGAACTGGGCTGGGCAGTGAGCATACCTGACTGGCCAGAGGGCTGCAAGGATGTCAACGATGCTGTGATAAAGTTGGGACGATTAGGAGCCTTACTAACTATAATGCAATCAAGAGAAACCAGCAAGATCAAGATAGAACTAAGGAAGAAAGCACTTGTTAAAAGAATACGGACTTGACGTTCAACGATTATTTCTAGAAATGATGTTGGAAGATGCACAGAGTTATGTGCGTGTTCAAAATATCTACAATCCCCAGAACTTTGACAAGAGTTTGAGACCTGCGGCTGAGTTCATAAAAGAACACAGTGACAAACACAAGACATTGCCAGACCGTACACAGATTGCAGCCACCACAGGCATCAAACTGCAAGCAGTACCTGACTTGAACCAAGGTCATTTTGATTGGTTCATGGGTGAGTTTGAACAGTTTACCAAACGTCAAGAACTGGAACGTGCTATTTTAAAAGCAGCAGACATGCTGGAAAAAGGCGACTTTGAACCGGTGGAGAAACTGATCAAAGATGCTGTACAGATCAGTTTGACTAAGGACATGGGCACAGACTACTTCAGTGATCCCAAGGCACGTATTGAAAAATATTTCAACAGTGGCGGGCAAGTGTCAACAGGGTGGCCACAGCTGGACAGATTGTTGTATGGTGGATTCAGCCGCGGAGAACTCAACATCTTTGCCGGTGGATCAGGCTCGGGTAAATCACTTGTGATGATGAACATTGCGCTGAACTGGTTGCAACAAGGACTCAGTGGTGTGTACATCACACTGGAACTGAGTGAAGAACTCACAAGTTTGCGAACAGATGCTATGCTAACCAACATGAGCACCAAGGATATTCGCAAGGACATTGACACAACAGAACTAAAGGTCAAACTGGTGGCCAAGAAGTCGGGCAACTATCAAGTGAAAGGTTTGCCGGCACAGAGCAACATCAATGACATACGTGCGTACTTGAAAGAGTACCAAATACAAACAGGCAAGCGTGTGGACTTTGTGATGATTGACTACTTGGACCTGTTGATGCCAGTGAGTGCCAAAGTTTCACCCAATGACCTGTTTGTGAAAGACAAGTATGTGAGTGAAGAACTGCGTAACTTGGCCAAAGAACTGGGATTCTTGATGGTAACAGCTTCGCAGTTGAATCGATCAGCTGTGGAAGAAATTGAATTTGATCACAGTCATATTTCAGGTGGTATATCTAAAATCAACACAGCAGATAACGTGTTTGGTATCTTTACTAGTCGCGCCATGAAAGAGCGTGGCAAGTATCAGATACAGTGTATGAAGTCTCGAAGCTCGACCGGCGTTGGTCAAAAAATTGATTTGGAGTACAATATTGAAACCATGCGCATTACTGATGAAGGCGGAGAAGATGGAGATGCTTATTCGAAGAAACCATCTGTATCCATCATGGACTCAATCAAGGCCCGCAGTCAAGTTAGCCCGGCTAGTGATAACGCAAACACACCTCCATGGGACAGTGCGGAACCAGGCAAAGTCACAGCAGATGTTCAAAGTGCAAAACTAAAACAACTGCTGGGCAAGATCAAAACTGGTTAAGCCGCTGTGGTCACAGCAGTCCAGGTTGTTGCGCCATTGGTGTTGATGTACATTCTGGTGCTGGTTGAGCTGCCATCTGTACGCAGGTATAATGATCCTTGTGCCGCACTCAGCGTTGGCACACCAGAACCAAAGAATACGCCAAGATTAGTAGTACTGGAGAATTTGTAACCTGAACCTGTGGTACCACCTGCAGGCACAGCAGTTCCAGAAAGTATGGTGGCTGCACCCACTGCAGATATTACTGCACTAGACAACAAATTGATACCAGTTACGTTGCCGCCAGTGACGATGTTGCCACCTGTGATGTTGCCTGTGACTGAAACCAATCCACCAGTTAATATATTACCGCCCGTGATGTTGGCTGTACTTGTGATCGTAGAAGTTGCCGAAATCAATCCACCTGTGAGTATGTTTCCACCTGTGACATTGGCAGTGGCACTCATGATGCCGGATGATTTTAAGTTGCCTCCTGCTATGTTGGCAGTGGTTGTGATGTTTGCTGTGAGATTAACGGCACTGACCACATTGCCGCTCAAGCTGAGTCCAGCAGCATTTAAATTGCCACCTGTGATGTTGCCTGTGGCCAAAACAACACCACCAGTTGCTATGTTGCCACCAGTGACGTTGGCTGTAGCCGAAACAAATCCCGAAGTCAACAAATTGCCCACTGTGGTATTGCCCACAAAAGTGTTGCCGGTTGCCACAACACTGCCCACAATATTACCACTAACATACAGATTGCCACTAATGCCAACTCCGCCAGCAACTATCAATGCACCAGACCCACTGCTGCTGCTCACCGCGGTGCTGGCAATGGTCACTGGATTGGTATAATAATTCAGCGGACGATTTAGATCAAAAAAGGTGACAGTGGTACCACCATCTGTGGTCGAAAAATCAAATTGATAGGTGCCAGTTGAGGCCAGAGTAATCACATTGCCACTAATGCCCTGAACTCCTGTTATCCCATTGTTCACCGCAGATGGCAGTGTGATAGTTTGTCCTGAAGTGCCAGTGATTTGTAATCGAACCTTGCCAGCAGTTCCGGCAATGGGCCAAGTATTGGCCACGAATCCCAGGCTTATGTTGCCGGCCATCACAATGCTTTGAAACGGTCCTGCACTGGCATCAAGGGTAATTGCCCCTGATGTGTTGGCAATTTGCACAAGAGTGCCAGATATGCCTTGCACTTGAGCATTGTACACCAGATTGTTGCCCAAGTTATTGTCCAATGTAGTGCCAGTCAGTGCAGATTTTAACACAACTTTGGATTGCAAATCATCTATTTCATTCTCTGCGTATTGAAAATTCTGTTTGATGTTGGTAAAATTGTCACGCATGCCTTGGGTGTTGTTTGACACACCGGCTATGGGATAATTACCATCAATGTTGTTGGGATTGATCTGACTGGTCATAAGTGTTCCTTGTATTAGATATTTATTGCAACAGCATTTCCGCTAAATAATCCAAAGGCCCGTGAACAAATGCAAAAGAAAACACGCAGCATCTTAGAAGAACTAGATAGTTTGTACATAGAACGTGATCGTCGTGCGGTCATTGAAACTCGTGCCAGCAATCTAATCGAGAGTGCTATTCGCTTGATGGAACAGATTGATGCAGAATTTTCTGTTGAACAGGCTGAAAATCTACAACGTAAATTACTCAATGCCATACGTCATAGAGATACTGGCAAGTTCTCACGGAGTGTTAGGAGAACCAATGCAGATATTTGAACTTACCTCTAGCAAAAGAAATTTAAAAGAATACGATCCCAGCAGACCCCCACCCAAAAAAGACTATGGCACAGGCGTGGGTCCAGGTGTGCAACCACAAATGACTGGGACTCCCAGAATAAAAGGAGCCCCGCAGGCCGCCGCGACACCAAGGCTGGCAGCACCTGCAACCAATGCAGTGGCTAACACTACTACTGCTCCTGAACTACAAACAATTGATGCACCAGCACAATTGACAGGACCAGCTGCCACAAAACAATTTGGTACGGACACGTCTGATGTAACTGATGTTGTGGCCAAAGAGAAATCAAATACATCTTCTGCACCAACATTGCCAGCGCCTACAGAAACTCCTGCTGTGGATTCAGCAACAGTGCCCTCTGCTAGGCAAGCATCTCAAGGTATACAAAGCTACCAAAATACGGCTGCTATACCAGTGCCACAACCTTCCCCGGCAAGTTCAGTAGACCCTACTCAAAAATCAAAAGTAACTCCCGTGGCAGCAGCTCCCAGCACACCTGGTGTGCAAGGGTCCAGAATGGCTGCCATAGTGGGTTCCTTGGGCAACAAATTGGCAGCACACAATGCCGCATCAGTTGGACTTAGTGTACCTGATACTGGCGACAACAATGCTTACGGTGACCAACGTGCTGCCGCCGCCAAGGCTGCTGGACCACTCATCAGTCAACAGGCCCGCCAAGAACTAGCCAAGTGGAATCAGGCCATGGCCGCAGCATTGCAACAGAACGGCGTGGCTAGCCCTGCAAAATTGCCCACCCCGACCAAACAAGCCTTGGCCCAAAGTCTAATGAATCAAATATACACCAACTTCTTGCAAGGCAAATTAGGCAAAGATTACAAAAAACTTCCAGAATATGTCAATGGCAAAGCCACACAAGAAGCAGCCGCACAAGTGGCCAAATTAAATAATGCCATAAAAGCCATATTGAATTTTAATGCACCCAAAAGTGCTCCGGCTGCTGAATTACAACGTTGGCAAGATCTGTCACAGGCCACCTACGACATGCGATCGTTATTGGAGTTCTACCCCAAAACCATAGAACATGGTGCTGGTAAAAAAATGCCACTTATTACAAGCATTCCTGGCGGAGCATTTAAAATTGGAAATTACCCATTAAACATGCAGGACACCACAGACAAACTGATTGGTAACATTATTAAAGATCAGTTCAAAGATGGCAAACTACCCAACATTTCAATCGGACCTAAAGGCACATACCAAATTGGCAACCATGAACTTAATCTAGCTGCTGGTGCCGAGGCAAAAGCAGTAAAAATTATCAAGCAACAAACTAGTGATTTAAATCAAGTTGCTGCACCTCAGAAGAAACAACAGCAAGCACCAGTTGCGCCTGGACCAGCTGCTCAACAACCATCTGATATAGCACAGGCGCTGATAAAGATGGGGTTCACAGTTCCACAAGCTGCGGCCATGGCAGCCAAAGTTCCACCAGGCACAAGTGAACAAGATGCTATAAAATTAGGACTTGCAGGTAAACTTAACGAATCCTTGATCTGGAGTGGCAATTTTGACCCTAGCCGAACACTATTGAAAAAAATTAGACAACTATGAAAAGCCTACGCATGTTATTAGAAGGTGGCAATGTATTCAAAGATGCAGATGGCCAACCACTCACACAACGTATCAACCAAAGCGATGTACCTGCCACTGTGGCCTGGCTGGAACAGCTCACAGGTTTGCAATTTCCACGCGAGCGTTGGTTGGGCTCAACCGGCAAGGCCGCCACATCTGGTGACATGGACCTGGCTGTGGACGCTGGTGAAATTTCCAAAGATCAATTGGCTGCCAAACTCACACAGTGGATTGCCAGTCACAAACTGCCTCCTGCAGAGTGGATCAAAAAAGGCGGCGAAGTACACCTGCGCACACCCATTCAAGGACGTCCCGAACTGGGCTATGTGCAAACAGACTTCATGTTCTTCCCCAACCTGGACTGGGGCACATTCTACTACAACCAAGGCGCAGGATCAGCCTACAAAGGCATGAACCGTGCTGTGTTGATGTCAAGCATTGCCAAACAACTGGGACTCAAAATAGGCGCCAATGGTGTGTTCAGTAGGACCAGTAATGAATTGTTGACCATGGATCCTGACGAGGCAGCACGTATGATCCTTGGACCCAGTGCCACACGAGCCAATCTCAGCACAGTGGAAACCATATTTGCTGCCTTGACTCGAGACAAAGATCGGGAAGTCAAGATCCGAGACTTCCGTGAGTACTTGACCAAAGAAGGTTTACCACAGCCTGACGCTGTGACAGAAAATACAGACACCTACTTCCTGGCACGCCTACGTGATAGGATTGTGAACCAAGGCATGCAGCCCTTGGTAGAACGCGAAGCAGCCAATCCCTATAGAATCTACGAAGCTGATGAAGGCAATGTGGGCGGCAGAGCCAAGGGCATTGAACACTTGGAAGATTTAATCTTTCGCAAAGGTTCGCGCGGTGCGACAGAAGCATTGAGCATACTTGATCATGCCGCTGTTAGTCCTGGCACTACAACCAGTGTCAAATGGGACGGCATGCCTGCTGTATACTTTGGACGCAAGCCCGACACCGGAGAGTTTGTACTCACAGACGGATCAGGGTTTGAAGCCAAAGGGTATGATGGACTGGCCACTTCGCCAGAAATGATGGCGCAGATACAGCGCACACGTTCGGGTGATAGAAGTGCATTAATTCAGACCTATGCTAGATTGTTCCCTGCATTAGAAGCAGCATTGCCCACAAACTTTCGTGGCTATGTACAAGGCGACTTGTTGTATCAAAATACTCCGCCTTTGGAATCCGGAAACTATGTGTTCAAACCCAACACTGTACAATATCGTATTCCTGCAAAAAGTTCTCTAGGACAGCGCATAGGCAACAGCGAAATTGGAATTGCCATGCACACCATGTACTCAGATGCAGGTGAACCCAAGCAGCCACTGAAACGGGTGAAGTTTAACGATGTTCCGGGCTTGTTGTTGATTGAACCCATATTTGCCAAAGAAATGACTCCTGACATTGAACAAGTCAAACAAATCAAATCTTTGATTGCCAGCCACGGTTCTGCCATTGATACCTTGTTTAATCCTGCAGAACTGCGAGCACAACAGATCACAGATTTAGCAAAACTGTGTGTGGACTACATCAACTACAGAATTAAAAGCAGTGGCAACTTTGACAATTTGCTGCCAGGATTTGGTGAATGGTTACAAACCAAGGTAAGCCCACGTAAATTTGCTAACATTGTGGAATACTTGCAGAGCCCTACTTCAAACACACAAGGCATGGCAGCGGCATTTACCTTGTTTATAATGTTGCATGATTTAAAATTAGGTGTGCTACGCCAGCTGGATTTAAAGGATCCTGGGCACGAGGGCTGGGTCATGGCCACCCCTGCAGGTTATGGCAAAGCGGTAAATAGATTTGACTTTACAGCAAGAAATGCGGCTAGAAATAATCCACAACCGGGGTAATTTTTACCAAAGGTATAAATAAAAGCAGGTCCACCGAGACCACTTAACCCTAAAGGAAATTTATCATGGCACAATTTACAAAAGTAAATGGAACTACACAACCAGTATTTGCACTGGACGTTGCTAATGGCAGTATATCTGGCACAGCCAACGTTGCGGCACAAGGCCCAGTACAAGTTGCTGGTCCAAAACTGGACTTCTTCTCACTCACAGCCAACGCTGCCCTTACCAATGCTGGTAACGTCAACGGTTACTTAAACAATGTGTTGACAGCAATCCAACAAACTGGCACTATTGCTATGTACCAAGCAGGTGCAACAGCTGGCACAATCAACTTGGCTATCTACCCAACAGGTGCTTACACCACAGCTACCTTGGTTGCCGCTGCTCAAACAGCCAATGCCACAGGCGGCTTGAACATTGGTATCCCAACCGGCAACGTTGCTGCTAGTGCAACATTTACTAACCTGTAATCAGTTTAGTTCCAACCAAACCCTGGACGTAAAAAATCCAGGGTTTCTTTTTGGCGTTAAATATGCACATAATGAAAGTCTTGTGCCGTACCCTTTTTGATTGTACCCATACTGGTGTCACAGGACATCTCCGACCACAACAGTTGCCTTTTGTCACAAAAACAGGACTCACAATTGACACGCCTGAACAGTGGAACCGCAGTCGTAATCAACAACGCAACTGGGAAAGCCTATTGCAAATTGTCAGCTTAAGAACACAGCCCATGAATGTTGTACCGCCTACCAAGCACACGGATGGTTGGCACTTTGCGTTTGAAGTAGAAGCAGAAGGGGTTCTCAGCAGTGAGTTTGGCAGCAGTGATCTAGCAGGGCTGGTGGCAGACTGTGAAGCTGTGCCCATGGTCACAGGCCTGGATGAAGCAGAAGCGGTCACCGCCACACTGCATGCTCAAGGAACCAATCAGAACATTTGGTTTACTGCCATAAATACGTCATTGGAGCCTGACCATGGTTGATACTACTGACATTGAAAAGAAAAGCCTCGAAGCCCACGTGGAGTTATGTGCTGAACGTTACCGCATGCTGGAACTCAAGATAGAAACAGTGGAACAAGAAGTTGGTCACGTCAAACACATGGTCACTGAAGTGCATGGCATTGTGCGCAAGATGGGCGAAAAACGCAACGATCAAATCATTACCTGGGGCATAGGCATCATTGGTGTGCTGCTAGGCATCGTGGGGTGGCTGGCCACTCACTATGTAAAAACACTATGACCCGTGATCAAAAATTAGAACGCTTTGCTGAACGCGAGCTCAAGCGTGTGTACACCGAACTCATAATTGATGACGAACAAGGTGGATATGTAGCGTTTGGACGTTATCATGTAAAACCACAATCAGCAGGTTTTGCTGTGTACCACAATGATGATCTGGTGAGCACATTCAGCAGTAAACGAACAGCCATGTCTTGGTGTGTGGCTGATCATTTACAACAGTACAGACTAGCACAAAACATCCGCATACTGGACAACAAAAAACAAACGCTCACTGCTGATATCCATTGCCGACGCGGGCAAGCAGATGGTAGTAGTCGCCCTGAATTCCGTGAAATGGTGCACACCAAACTTGCACCCAAAATTGAGAACCTTACACTGCTGAATCAAGAACTTGAAAAATGTTTAAATTCGGCTAAATATCTACAACTAAGAGGATTTGCCAAATGAAATTAACCGAACTGGCCACACCAAAAAAGAGCCGCCAAGTAGCCCAAGTATTTGAAAGTTATTTTGGTACAAAAATGCCTGTGAACCGGCTCACAGTGCGTGAAGCACAGGCCATGTTGAAACGTGTGCGTGGCGTGATTGCTGAACATCAGCGTGGCACCGGTCGTCACACCAGTGAACGCAACCCTGCGTATTTGAAACTGGTCATGATGGAACAGGCACTGGCTCACCGCGTGAGCGAAGACATGGTACCACCAGCAGGTGCCGCGATGAAGCCAACAGGCAACGTGGCAGCTGATCCAGCAGCCGCGGCCAAGCTCAAGGCAGCCAAAGACAAACTGGCTAAAGGTCAGGAGCCTTCCCCTGAAGAACAAGAACTAATCAATGCACAGGCCACACTGACTGCCGAAAGCCGTTTGCGTAGAGCATACCAGTTCTTGAAAGAATCCGAAGTTCAGCAGGCACAAGTGGTGTTGGCTGCACAAGACATGGTGGACAAAATGCAATCAATGCTGGAAGACACCACAGAGATGCAATTCAAAGAACTGCCTGCCTTGGTTGACTCAATCCGTAATCAAATTGGCATGGAACAAGCCACACAATTCAACAGTGATGTAACTGCGGCATTGCAAGGCCTTGTGCAAAACTTGCAAGGTTCCAAACAACAGTTAGAAACAGCCTTGGGTGTGGTAACAGGTCAACCTGCCGCACTAGACACCAGCATGGCCGCCAGTGGCATGCCAGGTGCTGCACCTGCCCCAGTACCTGGTGCTGAAATGGGTGCCGATGTTGGCGCTGATCTAGGTGCTGAAATGGGTGCTGAAATGGGTGCTGAAATGGGTGCTGAAGAACCTGCACCAGCCGGAGCCGCACTGGGCCGAGCACGTAGATAATGAGAATCGACGAAGTCGAAAATTCAAATTCACTAGACCCAAACAAACTGATGGGTTTGGTGAATTTTCTTTCAGGCCGCGCAGATGACGAAAATGCACAAAAGCAAATCAGTACTGATGCATTTATAAGTGCCGCACAAAGTTTGGGATTTCCAGTCAATCAACGTAATATTATCAGCGTGGTGAGTACGCCACCCTTGGACAGTGTGTTAGAACCAATTGATCCCAGCAAACCTGGTGTGATCATGTACAAAGGTGCCAACACTGGTGCAACCGAGATGCCGGTGAACAAAGCACAAGATATTGTGGCCGCCTCGGCCAAATCAGCTGCCGGCAAAGACCGCGGCGTATAACCATTCTCATTGACACTTGTTAGTAAATACGCTATAATTAGCGAAGGAATATCACATGGCCTATTCAGAAAAAGTAATTGATCACTACGAAAATCCACGCAATGTGGGCAAGTTTGAACTTGACGACACCATTGGCACAGGCATGGTGGGAGCACCGGCCTGCGGCGATGTGATGAAATTGCAAATCAAAGTTGAAAACGGAATTATCACAGATGCCAGGTTCAAAACATACGGATGCGGAAGTGCCATTGCCTCATCCTCTCTTGTTACCGAGTGGGTTAAAGGACGAACACTTGACGAGGCAGCAGCTCTTAAAAATTCAGAGATTGCTCAGGAACTCGCACTGCCACCAGTCAAGATTCATTGTTCTATTCTTGCTGAAGATGCTATAAAAGCCGCAGTGGAAGACTATCGAAAGAAACATTGATTCATGACGGGTCAACGATTTCGTATACTGCTGTATCATGCTGGTGGAACAAAATCTTGGCTGTATCCAGCGGTGTTACATTTGAAAACTTATGTTGATGTAACCTACCCAGAGATTGCTGATCAATTGGAATGGTTGGTTCCTATTCAACAAACATTGACCAATAAAGAGTTACTGGACTATGTGGAACAGCATAAACCTGATGTGCTTTGTACCAGTCATTACATGTGGAATCATGACTACTTGACCGATCAACTGAGCAAAATCAAACCACAGTTATCCGCACGTGTCAAGATCATTGCCGGTGGGCCCAGTATCAACATCAACCTTGACCCAGCATTTTTTGAAAAAAATCCATATATTGATTATGCAGTTTACGGCGCAGGCGAACAGGCATTTGCAGACATAATCAAAAGTCTGGTTGGTAAAACTCCGTTGATAGCATTTAACACTAGCAACTGTGGATGGGTAAATTCCAACACTGGGCAAACAATCACAGCAGATTACAAGTTTGTAAAAATGATCAGTACAAGTCCATTTACGCACAATAGAAAACTGTTTGCTGAAATGACTCGCACTCTGCTGGAACGCAACGGTGTTTTATATCTGCCGTACACCTTGACAAGAGGTTGCCCTTATTCGTGTACCTTTTGTGATTGGAACAGCGGGCTAGGAAATAAAATATCGCGACGAAAAAATACCTACCAGGAAGAAATTGATTTGTTTTACGAATTAGGAATCAAACAAATTTACCTGTCAGATGCCAACGTTGGGCAGTACGACGAAGATGTTGCCATGATAGAGTATTTTGCACAAAAAAATCTGCAACAAAATGCTGGATTCAAAATCAGCGGCAACTACAGCAAACTACGCAAAGATGTAAATTTAAAAATTTTCAACATCATGGCCGAAAGCGGCCTGGTACAAAAAACATTAAATTTTTCCATACAAGACACCAATGAAGAAATATTAAAAAACATTGATCGTCCAGATGTTGGTTGGGAAACTCATGCTGCCATGGCCCGTGAACTGGTGACCAAACATCCTCAGTTGATTGTAAAAGCACAATTGATCTACGGATTACCTGGACAAACTCCCTTGACCTGGCGGCAAACACTGCGTCAGATAACTGAGGCAAACATATTGCCCATTGTGTTTTTGAATGAACCATTGCCGGCCAGTCCTGCCATGTACGACCCTGAGTATCAACGCCGATTTCAATTTGAATATGTAAAATCCACACGTATTGATCCTGGTTTTGATTTTTACACCAGCGAGATTCCTAAAAAGTGTGTGTCTTTTGATCAAAAACAGCTGGTAGAAATGACAGTGCTGTCAGGAGTCTACAATGCACTAAGTGTGATAAAATTTGTGCTGACACAACAAGCCGGGTCGCACATAGAGATTGAGCCAATAATTGATGACTTTTTGACCAGCCACCAGTATCATAGTTTATGCAATAATCTTTATATCAACTGGTCTACCGAACAAAAATTCTATTTCACAAAAGATTTTTCTGACCAGCCGGTTGTGTTGTCATGCGAGCCCATATCATATGGAATCACATTGGCCAAAGACAAAAATTTTATTTTATACATTACAAAATTCTTGTCAAAAGACACATCAAGAAAACTTGCTCATTTAAGATTGCAGCCCAATATCAGTCAAATCATAAGTGAATTATGCAGTGAGATTGACTAGTAAATACTAACATGATAACCATAACTGATCAAGCACAATCTAAAATACAAAAATTGGTAACAACCAAAGGCTATGCCGGCATACGACTGGGTGTAAAAACTACCGGTTGCTCAGGGCTGGCTTATGTGTTAGAATACGTGAAAGAATACTGTGCTGATGACAGTACCATAAACTATGCTCAACCAAATTTTTGTGTTATAGTTGACAAAAAACATGATGTCTACTTGCGTGGCACACAAGTAGATTATGTGCGTCAAGGCCTCAACGAAGGCTTTGAGTTCAGCAACCCCAACGAACGCGACCGCTGCGGTTGTGGAGAAAGTTTTAGAGTTTAACATTGTACAATCCAAAATTTAACTATCAAGCCATACCACGGGAAAACGTCAACGGCCGCAGACTGTATGCCACACCAGATGGCAACCGATTACCGTCAGTGACCACAATACTTGATGCCACCAAAAGTGAAGAAAGTAAGAAAGCTCTGCAGAACTGGCGTAATAGAGTAGGACATGAACAGGCACAACAAATCACAACAGAAGCTGCCAATCGTGGCACACGCATGCACACATATCTTGAACAGTATGTTCGAGACGGTGCAATAAAAGATCGGGGCACAAATCCGTTTTCCTGGGCCAGTCATGCTATGGCGCAAAAAGTTGTGGAACACGGATTGAAGAATGTTTCAGAGTTTTGGGGTATAGAAGTTCCTCTGTATTTCCCCAAGGTGTACGCAGGCACAACAGATGGCGCGGGCATACATTTAAACGAAGAAGCTATATTAGATTACAAGCAGACCAACAAGCCCAAAAAGCGCGAGTGGATTGATGATTACTTTGTGCAGCTATGCGCCTATGCCGAAGCACACAACGAACTGCATGGCACAAACATCCGAAAAGGCGTGGTTTTGATGTGTGTCAAACCCACCCTAGACGAACAAATGAACATGATTTCTCCACCTGAGTACCAGGAATTTGTACTGGAAGGGCAAGAGTTTGATCGGTATCGTGACTTGTGGTGGAAAAAGGTCGAACAGTATTACTTGCTAAATATGTGATACCTCAAGGAATCACACTGTGGCAATTGTACAAGTTTCAAGAATCACCTCCCGCAAGGGCCTATTAGAAGACCTGCCCCAGCCCTTGGCTGGCGCTGAATTGGGCTGGGCCATAGATGAACGTAGACTGTTCATTGGCAATGGCGAACTGGCCGACGGTGCCCCGGTTGTGGGCAACACCGAAGTGCTCACAGAATTCTCAGACATTTTGAGTTTTGCCGGGCAATACACCTACCGAGGAGATGCTGCTGGATACACCGTGCAAACTGGTGCCACATCAGGCACACCAGTCACACAGAGTATTCAAAGCAGACTAGACAGCTACGCAGTGGTCACAGACTTTGGCGCTGTTGGTGATGGGGTAACCGATGACACAGATGCTATCAATCGTGCATTGTTTCAATTGTACTGTGTACAAACCAACACACAAATTAGACGCAGTTTGTTTTTTCCAGCTGGCAAATACATAGTAACTGATACCATTCTTGTTCCCACCTGGGCTAGGCTGTATGGCGAAGGAGCCAACAGTTCAATTATCAATTTTTCAGTACAAAATTGGGCAGCCAACACTGGTTATGCACAAGGTGTATTGGTGTATTATACCAGTACCAGCACTTACTATCGTAGTCTGGCCATTGTGCCAGCTACTGGTATTGCAATTACCAATGCCAGTTACTGGGTTGCTGAATCGTTGCCCAGTTATGTGGTAAGAACAGCAGATAGTCTGCAACAAACTGGAGTAAACATTGGCACCAATGGTGCCACAGCACCCACAAATATTCAAATGAGTGGTATAGGTATCAGTTCTGATCAGATGATCAATGCTGTACTGATTGAAAATGCCACTCATTGTGACTTTGACAGCATGGATTTACTGGGTCCACTTGACACCGGTGATCTTACTACTGCGGCGGATGATATTGCGGCCATTCGCTGGGCCAGCACCACCAGTTTGCCATGTACTCAAATCAATTGGACCAACTGTAGATTTTCTGGGTTCACATACGGCACCAACACTGATCAACAGATCAAAGGTGCAGTGATCAGCAACAGTAGATTTGACACATTGTATCAAGGCGTAGTACTAGGTGGTACCAGTCCTGTCAATGGTGGAGCCACTGGATTCAAAGTATTACACAATGAATTTGACACTGTGTATGTGGAAGGTGTTGTGATCAACAATGTGAGTTTGAATGCCACAGGATATAATATTTTTTATGACGTAGGCAATCACTTCAATGGTGTGAGTATCCCTGCCAGTGCAATTATCAGTATTGATGCAGACAACAATATCAGCGTCGGTGACATGTTTCAGCGCAGTACCACTCAGTCTGTGGTGTATCCTAGAATAAAATTATACAATTCGGTCACTTCAACTATTCCTGCCAGTATTGGTGTTGACAGTGCAGTAAGATCGCAACTGGGAAGCTATGTTAGAAACACTGGTGTTCAGGCCACGCTGGATGTGGGAGCCAGTGGTGCAACATTGTTCAATCAAAGCTCAGTGTACATCAAAGCATTCAGAATGGATTACACAATTGTGAGAGAAACATCAGTGAGAACTGGTACACTCACAGTGGTCAATGATGCTGACGATTCAGCAGGAGATGGATTGAGCTACAGCGATGACTTTGTGCAAAATTCAGACCCAGACGTTAGTTTGGCTGTGACTGATGTGGGCACAACAATCACAGTCACATATACCTCAAGCAGCACTAGACCATCTGGTTTGATTTACTACAGTATTACCTACCTAGGACCAAGCTCTTAATCGCATCTTATGTGGCCTGTTAGTTTTGCCGAAAGGCTAGAGTCTTGGAATCAGCTGAGACAACAATGTCAAACCACCACAGTGGACGCCACAGTGTCCACCATCAATCGCTGGTGGTTTCGGGCACCCTGGTGCGCTTACCATTTGCACTGGGATGATCAGGCAGACTGGCCGGATCCTTGGCAGTTATTGAGTGACAACATGTATTGTCCACTTGCGCGAGGGCTGGGAATCCTGTATACTATAGCAATGTTGGATCGTGAAGATCTGCAGGATGTCTGCATGATTGAGTATTTGGGGGACAATTTAGTCCTAGTTGACCATGAGAAATATATATTGAATTGGGACCCAGATCAAGTGTTAAATATCAGCCTGGAGAAGTCAAAACCCAGACGGCGTGTCAATCAAGAAGAAATAAAACAAAAAATTCGTTAGGAAGAGATGAAAAGCATTACAGTTGTAAAGCGCAGTGGCCTTCGTGAGCCGCTGGCATTGGAGAAATGGCAAACTCAAATTGCCAAAGTATGCGCAGGCATAGCAGACGTAAGTCAGAGCATGGTGGAAATCAAGGCACAGTTGCACTTTTATGATGGTATTACCACCAAAGAGATTGACGGTATTACCTTACGTGCCATTGTGGACTTGATTGACGTGGAATCAAATCCGGATGTGGGGCACACCAACTATCAGTACGTGGCGGGTAAACAACGTTTATCAATGCTACGCAAAGATGTGTACGGTTTATACGATCCTCCTCACTTGTATGACATTGTAAAGACCAACGTGGCCACTGGCCTGTACACTCCTGAACTCTTAGAATGGTACTCAGAAGATGACTGGAACCGCATGCAAGACATGATTGATCATGCCAAGGACGAAAGTTACAGTTATGCCGCAGTGGAACAACTGATTGAAAAATACCTAGTGAAGAATCGATCAACAGGACAAACATATGAAACTCCGCAAGTTAGATACATGGTGGCAGCGGCCACTGTTTTCCATAAAGAAGAACCTAACACAGCTCGCATGCGTTATATCAAAGAGTATTACACTGCCGCAAGTGATGGGCTTTTCACTTTGGCAACTCCTGTGCTTGCTGGCCTTGGTACTCCTACTAAGCAATTTAGCAGTTGTGTTCTTATCCGATCCGATGATGACCTCGATAGTATATTTGCCAGCGGTGAGATGATGGCCAAGTATGCCAGCAAACGTGCTGGCATTGGTTTAGAGATTGGACGACTGCGTCCCTTGGGATCACCTATTCGCGGCGGTGAGATCATGCACACAGGCATGATACCATTCTTGAAGAAATGGTTTGGTGACCTGCGCTCGTGTTCACAAGGCGGTATTCGCAATGCATCGGCCACTGTGTTCTATCCCATATGGCACCTGCAGTTTGATGATCTCATTGTGCTGAAAAACAATCAAGGCACAGAAGAAACTCGTGTGCGACACATGGACTATGGTGTTGTGCTGAGTGCGTTCTTTTGGAGACGTTTCAAGAACAAAGAAAACATCACATTCTTTGATCCTAACCAAGTACCTGACCTTTATGAAGCATTTTATCAAGATACCGCTCGCTTTGAAGAACTTTATGTCAAATATGAAAAAGCGCCCGGCCTCCGTAAGAAAACGATGGCTGCGGAGGAAGTTTTCAAAAGTGGTATTCTCAAGGAACGAACCGATACTGGACGTATCTATCTAGTGTTCATTGACAATGTCATGAGCCAAGGACCATTTGATCCTGAATATCATACCATTTACCAGAGTAACCTTTGCTGTGAAATTCTTCTTCCTACTAAACCCTTTAAACGTCTGGATGACCGTGATGGTCGTATCGCTCTTTGCACACTGGGCTCAATCAACTGGGGTGCGTTCCGTAATCCAGAAGACATGCGCCGTGCTTGTCGTATACTTCAGCGTAGCCTGTGTAACATTCTTGACTATCAAGACTTTCTCTCCATCCAGTCTCAACTATCCAACGACGAGATCCAGCCCTTGGGTATCGGAATCACCAACCTTGCCTACTGGCACGCCAAACGCAGTCTCAAATACGGAGAACGAGACGCCTTGGCTGAAGTCAAGACGTGGATGGAGCATCAAGCCTACTACTTGACCGAAGCCACAGTAGAACTGGCCCGGGAACGTGGTCGTTGCCAAGACAGTGATAAGACACGCTACGGACAAGGCATCTTCCCTTGGGAACTACGTGCCAGAGGTGTGAATGAACTCACAGACTTCACACCTGATCCTGCGCTGGACTGGAATACCCTGCGTGGCAACATGCGAGCCTACGGTGTGCGCAACGCCACACTAATGGCAGTGGCACCGGTTGAAAGTTCAAGTGTGGTGATCAACTCAACCAATGGTATTGAAATGCCCATGAGCTTGATCAGTGTAAAAGAATCCAAAGCAGGCAGCCTCACACAGGTCGTACCCGAGTATCACAGACTCAAGAACCGATATCAATTGATGTGGGCACAACAAGATTGCATTGGCTATTTGAAAACAGCCGCTGTGTTGGCAGCCTACATTGATCAGTCAATTTCAACCAACACATTCTACAATCCTGCACACTGGCCAGATCGCAAAGTGCCCACCACCTTGATTGCCAAGAACTTGATGCAGGCACATCACTGGGGCATCAAGACATTCTATTACAGTCTAATCAACAAGCAGGGTTCTAGAGCAGAAAAGGAAACAGCACCGCTGGAAGCAATAGACTTTGATGCAGCGGAAGACTGCGAAAGCTGTAAACTGTAATCATGGACTTTTTAGATCGCGTGGACTTTAAAAATCACGATGGGGTATATCTCTCCATGCTGAATGATGTTGCCCGTAACCATTTCTACGATCATGTACTGACCGAAGTTCAAGACCAAGACTGTGTGGAAATTGGATTTGGTACAGGACTACTGAGTATGCTGGCCTTGAAGCACGGTGCCCGTAGTATTGTGGCCTATGAGTCAGATCCGGATCGTTATCAACTGGGTAGTGAAATGATCAAACTACTCAGTCTGCAAGACCGCATCACACTGATCAATCAACGCTATGATCACTCTTGTGAGCATGCTCGACCAGTAATTTTCACAGAAACTGTGGACGACAATATCTGGGGCGAAGGCCTTTACAACAGTTTGCCTAGGCAGCCTGGCCAACGATTTTTACCAGGTGAGTATTTTTTAGAAATACATGCTATCCCAATATCTGTAGATGTTGCCAGCAGTTTGACGCAATCATATGAAGAAAATTATTTTTCTCCAGGTGTGGATGTTGAATCTCGGTTTGTGTCATACATCAACCTGTTGCTGTCAAAAAAATACAAAAAAAGTATCAAATCAAAAACAGTGTTGCCCACAGGAGTAAACCAACTGACTCCTGGGCTGACCTACCTAGACTGGATCACCAACAGCACCTGTGTTGGAAGATACACAGTTGATGCCAACGCAGCTTTTGTGGATATACCTGTTCATGAATTGCAAGTTGACACAAGTGATCAACCAGTGTTGATTGTGCCCAGAGCCGGCATGCAACACGGCAGCAACTGTCTTTACCTGGACACAGGGCATTGGAAACCACCAGCCAACCCTGCTGTGATAAATGCTCCCAACAGTAGAGTCACAGTAGAACATGATTTCCGTACAGGAAAAATCTCATATAAAATAAAGGAAAAAACATGAGCCAAGCACAATACAATCTTACCACCAAAACTGATTATCTTCATCGCAAGATGTTTCTTGACCCTGCAGGACCTGTCACCATCCAACGCTTTGAAGAAGTCAAGTACAACAAACTTGTGAAATTTGAGCAAGAGGCACGTGGCTTCTTTTGGATCCCTGAAGAAGTATCGCTAACCAAAGATGCCAACGACTTCAAGGAAGCGTCAGACACTGTGCGGCACATCTTTACCAGCAACTTGTTGCGCCAAACAGCCTTGGACAGTTTGCAAGGTCGTGGCCCGGCACAGGTGTTTACTCCTGTTGTGGGCATTCCTGAACTGGAAGCACTGATGTATAACTGGAGTTTCTTTGAAACCAACATCCATAGCCGTTCATACAGTCACATCATTCGCAATATCTACAACGTGCCCAAGGATGTGTTCAACACCATTCACGACACCAAAGAAATTGTAGACATGGCATCAAGTGTGGGCAAGTACTACGACGAACTACACAGAATAAATTGCCACAAAGAAAACAATCCAGAGTCCGTGACAGAAAAGGCACACATCAAGGCAATTTGGCTGGCACTCAATGCCAGTTACGCACTAGAAGCATTCCGCTTCATGGTGAGCTTTGCCACAAGCCTGGCCATGGTTGAGAATCGTATCTTTATTGGTAACGGCAACATCATCAGCCTGATCCTGCAAGATGAAATCCTGCACCGGGATTGGACTGCTTGGATGATCAATCAAGTGGTCAAAGAAGATCCCCGCTTTGCCGCTGCCAAGGCCGAATGTGAAGCCGAAGTATATCAGTTGTACCTGGATGTGATTTGTGAGGAAAAGACCTGGGCTGACTACTTGTTCCAGAAAGGTCCTGTGATTGGACTCAATGCCAACATTCTCAAGGACTTTGTGGACTACACAGCAGTGGGCGCACTCAAAGAAATTGGTGTCAAGTATTTGGAGCCTGCACCGCGTAGCACACCCATTCCTTGGTTTATGAAGCATGTGGACACCAGCAAGAAACAAACTGCCTTGCAGGAGAACGAATCAACTAACTATGTTATTGGCGTGATGTCTGACCAGTTAGACTACGACGAATTACCAAATTTATAAAAGGAAAATATGTATAAACCTAATCCTGCAATACGAGAGTCGGAAGACTTTCAAAACATTCGCAATGTAATGAGCAAGTTTGAACGCATTGAAGAAAAGAATCGCTGTCTGCGAGTGCAATTTTTAGACTGGTTGTCAGCAAAAATGCACACCTGGGCAGATGGTGTCAAAGCCATGTCGGATCGTATTGATTCACCGTGTATTATTAAACTAGACTCCAAAGGAAAAACAAAATGAAAGCAATAGTATGGTCAAAAGACCAATGCACCTTCTGCGAACAAGCCAAGGGCTTGTTGGAAATGAAAGGCATAGAATATGAAGTACGCAACATCAGTCAAGACTGGACACGTGAACAACTGTTGGAGTCAGTGCCCACTGCACGATCAGTGCCACAGATCTTCTTGGATGAAGAGTATGTGGGTGGATTTCAGGAACTGCGTCAAAGGTTGATGTAATGCCACAATTCACATCTGACTGGTTCAGCAATGCACTGGTCAATTTTGATTACATCACCAACTACTTACAAAAACAAAAAACAGTTGACAGCATATT